GTTCTGCATACCCTTGAAATAGGTGCAGCGGCACGTCCCTTTAAAACACATCACAATACTCTCGATATCGATATGTATCTCCGTATCGAAACCGAACTTTACTTAAAGAGACTTATCGTAGGCGGTTTTGATAAGGTTTACGAGGTAGGCCGTATTTTCCGTAACGAGGGTATGGATACCAAGCATAACCCCGAGTTTACCACCATTGAGCTTTACCAGGCATATGCGGATTATCACGATATAATGGACCTCGTAGAGGATCTTTATGTAACCATCACCGAAAAGGTCTGCGGCAGTAAGGTAATAAACTATCAGGGCACCGAGATAAATATGGCAGGTCCTTGGGAGCGCCTTACCATGGCAGAAGCGGTCAAGAAGTATTCCGGCGTCGATTATTACGACTGGAAAGACGATGAAGACGCCCGTGCATGTGCAAAGGCACACCATGTCGATGTTGAAAAGAACGCAGCAAAGGGCGACGTTCTCGCCGCATTCTTTGATGAATACGTAGAAGAGAAGCTTATACAGCCCACCTTCATTTATGATTATCCGGTAGAGATATCTCCTCTTGCAAAGAGAAAACCCACCGAGCCCGCATTTACCGAGCGCTTTGAGTTCTTTATCTACGCAAGAGAAATGGGAAACGCTTTCTCCGAGCTCAATGACCCCATTGACCAGAGAGAGAGATTTGAAAAGCAGGTAGCTGCAAAACGCGCACAGGGAGCAAACGCAGAGGTTGATGAAGACTTCATCTGCGCTCTCGAGTACGGTATGCCCCCTACAGGCGGTCTCGGATTCGGTTTGGATAGACTCGTAATGCTCCTTACCGATAGCGCCTCCATCAGAGACGTCTTGCTTTTCCCGACGATGAAATCCGTGGAGAAATAATATGCAGAATTTTGCATAAATAGGCTGAAATGACGTATATCAACGGCTTTTGCGGTGAATATATGCAACAATTATACACTCAAAATCTATTTTACCCCAGCGTTACCCCATTTCATTTTGAAATACCCCAGTTTACCCCACGCGAAAACAGGCTTAAAACCATAAAATAAGGGTACAGACACAAAAATCTGTACCCTATTTTTTACGCATGAGGCTTATTGAATCGTGTACACTTACAATGTCCGTATGGATCGCTGTGTCTGAGCCAATAACTGCTGACTTCAATTTCCCGACCGCAGTTTCTGCAGATACACCTCCATCTGGTTTCGTTCCC